GATACCCCAATGGGTAAAGTGGTTAAAAATCTCATGGATGAAGGAGCTACCTTAGGTGTTTCTTCACGTGGCATGGGTTCTCTCAAGCCGAATAAAATGGGAATTATGGAAGTTCAAGAGGACTTTATGTTGGCAACTGCCGGCGATATCGTTGCAGATCCTTCTGCCCCAAATGCATTTGTCCGTGGTATCATGGAAGGTGTAGAATGGGTATATGATGTTGCTTCAGGTTCATGGTTGGCGGCAAATACTTTCGATCGAATCCATGAAGAAACGAAGAACATGAATTCAAAACAGCTAGAAGAGAACGCGGCGCGTCTTTTCAGCAAATTCATGCGATCTTTATCCGAATAATATGTTTTTATAAATAACTTAGAATTAATTCATTCTATAGGGAGAAAACCAATGGCACAGAAAGAATTAGAACAGCTTGATGAATTTAAAGCTTCTGGCGAAGATTCATCAACAGCTGATCCAGTAACTCCAGCAGGTGGATCAAACCACAAGCGTTCAGCAGATAAGAATAACGGCGATAAGGCTTCACCAAAACTTTCAGGTGAAACCGCCGGAGACATGCTCACTCCTGCTAAGGGCAAGTCCCCAGCACGACCAGCAGATAAAGGTATGAAAGAATCAGTAGAGGAAATGTTTGCCGGTTCTGATCTTTCTGAAGAGTTCAAAGAAAAGGCAACTACAATTTTTGAAGCTGCCGTACACGCAAAGCTCACTGAAGAAGTAGAGCGTCTTGAAGAAGAATTCACTGCTAAACTTGATGAGCAAGTAGAAGTAGTTGTGAATGACCTAGTAGAAAAGGTAGATTCATACCTTGACTATGTGGTTGAACAGTGGATGGAAAATAACCAGGTTGCTATTGAGCGTGGTATTCGTGCAGAAATTGCAGAGTCATTCATTGAAGGTCTTCGTGACCTATTTAATGAGCACAATATTAATGTACCTTCAGAGGATATTGATGTTGTTGCTGACATGGCAGAAGAACTTGAAGCAACTGAATCTGCTCTTAATGAATCAATCAATGAAACCATTGAACTTCGTAAAGAACTAGAATCAATGAAGGCTGAATCAATCCTCGAAGGATTCACTAAAGGCCTCACTGATACTCAGGCAGAAAAACTTCGCACTCTTGCTGAAGGTGTAAGCTTCTCTGATTCTTCTGAATATGAGCGCAAAATACAAATCATTAAAGAACAGTATTTTGGGGGTAAGGCAGTACTTAAAGAACATAACGATGGCATTGACCCAGTAGACATTACTGAGGCTAAAAGTGTTGTCAGTTCAGATCCATCAGTAGCTGCATACGCTCAAGCTATTTCTAGAACTCTTAGAAAATAATTAAATTATAAATAATACAGGTAAACAAACCTCACAAGGAGAAAATTAAATGTCAATCGAATCTCTAAACGAAAAGTGGCAGCCAGTTCTAGAGCATGCTGATCTGCCAAAGATCGCTGACTCACACCGTCGTGCTGTTACTGCTCAGCTTCTCGAGAACACTGAGAAGGCACTTCAGGAAGGTCAGGCATGGCAGCCACATTCACTACTAAACGAAGCTATTCCTAACGGTTCAGCTGACCTTGGTGGTGCTGTAAAGGGCTACGATCCTGTTCTTATTAGCCTTATCCGTCGTTCAATGCCAAACCTAATGGCATACGATATTGCCGGCGTTCAGCCAATGACTGGTCCTACTGGCCTTATCTTCGCGATGCGGGCACAATATGCAAACACCACTGCACAGACCGGCGAAGCATTCTTCAGCGAAGCTGACACCGACTTCTCAGGTGCTGGCACCATGGCTGGTACTGTTGGTACTGCAAACACTGCTAACACTGGTACCGGTATTGCTACCGCTACTATGGAAGAAAAGACCGACATCGCTCAGATGGGCTTCTCAATCGAAAAGATCGCCGTAACTGCAAAGTCACGCGCTCTCAAGGCTGAATATACCACTGAACTTGCTCAGGACCTTAAGGCTATCCACGGTCTTGACGCCGAAACTGAACTTGCAAACATCCTTCAGTCTGAAATCCTTGCGGAAATCAACCGTGAAGTTGTTCGTACCATCTTCACCACTGCTGTTCGCGGCGCTAACTCAGGTGTCACCACTGCTGGTACATTTGACCTTGACGTTGATGCAAACGGCCGTTGGTCAGTTGAAAAGTTCAAGGGTCTTCATTTCCAAATTGAACGTGAAGCAAACCAAATCGCCAAGTCAACCCGTCGTGGCCGTGGTAACATCATCATCTGTTCTTCAGACGTTGCTTCTGCTCTTCAGATGGCTGGTGTTCTTGACTACACCCCAGCTCTTGCCAACAACCTAGGTGTTGACGATACTGGTAATACCTTCGCTGGTGTTCTTAACGGCAAGTACAAGGTCTACATTGACCCATATGCTGGCGGCAACTATTCAGTTGTAGGCTACAAGGGTTCATCTGCATTCGACGCAGGCCTCTTCTATTGCCCATACGTTCCACTACAGATGGTCCGCGCTATCAACGAGTCAACCTTCCAGCCAAAAATCGGCTTCAAGACTCGCTACGGCATGGTATCAAACCCATTTGCTGATGGTACTTCTGCTACTACTCAGGGTGCTCTTACTGCAAACACCAACGAGTACTACCGTCGTATGTTTGTAACAAACATTCTCTAATAAAAAGATTCGGGTTAACCGGACTAACTGGGGCGCTTCGGCGCCCCTTTTTAGTTGGCCCATAAATAGTATACATAACATATCCTAAAGGTGTATCTATGACACAACAAAACTTTCTAGCAAATAAAAGATTTGATATATCATTCACAAGACTACCGAACGTAGAATTCTTTGTGCAGAACGTTTCACTCCCAGGTATTAATACTGGTTCTACTCCAATACCGACTCCATTTGCTACTGTTAATAGAGCAGGAGATAAGTTGGCATATGACGATCTTACTATTACTGTGCGGATGGATGAAAACATGCGCGCGTTTAAAGAGATTCATGATTGGATGGTTGGATTAACAAAGCCAAAATCGTTCTCACAGTATAATGCAATTGCAACTTCAGAGGATGGCCTTTACTCTGACATGTCAGTCTTTATTTTGAACAGTAAAGGTAATGTGAATTTAGAGTTTAGATACACTGATGTATTCCCAACAAGTATTACCTCAATTCAATTTGATACGACCGGGACTGATAACACCTTTGTCACATGTGATATTACTTTTAAATATACTTATTTTGATATTATAGATGATTATTTGAGTTGACATTATAGCTATTGATGATATGATATACAACAAACACGTTGTATTAGGAGTTTATAATGCAAATTGAAGATCTATATAATGAGTGGGCCAAAGATGGGGCTATTGATATTGCCGACATTGGCCGAAACTCGGCAGACATCCCAAAGCTGCACAATAAATACTTTCGTTGGTATTCAGAGGAAGGTCTGAAACTCAAAAAATTAAAATCCGACTATAAAACTCTTGTTAAACTCAAGACAGATTATTATGGCGGTAATATGGATACCACAGAACTTAAGGAATATGGTTGGCAACCGCAGCCCCTTAAAATTCTTAGATCAGACATTCCTACATATATAGAATCTGATAAAGATATTGTCAAACTATCGCTTAAAATTGGATATCAAGAATCTATTGTCGAATATTTAGAATCAATCATACGACAAATTAACAATCGCAATTTTGTTCTCAAGAATATTATTGATTGGGAGAAATTTAGAACCGGTGCATAATGGAAAAAGTAGTTATTGAGAAAGTGAATGAAATACATGTAAGGATAGTTGCAGATCCAGGTATTAAAATGGAAATGTCAGCATACTTTACATTTGAAGTACCAGGTGCTAGATTTATGCCATCAGTTCGGAATAAAGTCTGGGATGGTAAAATTCGCCTTCTCAATCCTATGACCGGACTTATCTATTTCGGACTCATTCCACATATTGCAAAGTTTTGCCGTGAACGTAACTATGATTTAGAGTTGGCTTCCAAGGAAGTATGGCCTATACAAAAGATAGCCAATGATTATGGTTACACATTGGCAAAAGAGTTTGACTCCTCGTATGAGCCAAGAGACTATCAGAATAATGCTGTGGTAATGGCCCTACAGAACAATCGAGGTCTGTTTTTATCGCCAACGGCATCTGGTAAATCATTCATCATTTATCTATTGTCAAGATTCCATGTTGAGAGTGATCGCCGCGTACTTGTGATAGTTCCAACCACATCACTTGTTCAACAGATGGCATCAGATTTTAATGATTATAATAAGAACCGTAAATTAGATATTCATAAGATCAGTGCTGGTGTTGACAAATTATCAAATGCACCATATACCATTACCACATGGCAGTCAATCTATAAGATGCCAAAGAAATGGTTTGAACAGTTCGATGCAATTATTGTAGACGAGGCTCATCTTGCAAAAGCAAAATCTATTACCGGTATCATGGAAAAAGCACCCAATATTGTATATCGCTACGGCTTTACAGGTACATTGGATGACACGCAAACCCATAAACTGGTACTTGAAGGCCTATTTGGTCAAACCTATCAAGTTACTAAGACTAAAACTCTTATTGATGACAATACACTTGCGGATTTTAGCATTAAGGCTATTGTACTTGGTTATAGCGAAGCTGCGCGGAAACTAAACAAAGGTAAAGATTATCAAGATGAAATTGATTGGATAGTACGTAATGAAGCACGTAATAAATATATAAGGAATCTATCCTGGAATCTTAAAGGTAATACTCTTATTCTATTTCAATTTGTGGAAAAGCATGGTAAAATACTTGAACCAATGCTTCAGAAGGAAGGAAAGACTGTCCACTTCATTCACGGCGGAGTTGATGCAGAAGATCGAGAATCTGTTCGCCGCATTACTGAATCTTCTGACGATAATATTATCCTTGCCTCTTACGGCACTTTTAGTACTGGGGTTAATATCAAGCGTCTTGATTCTGTTGTGTTTGCTTCTCCTTCAAAGTCTAAGATTCGCAATCTTCAGTCCATAGGTCGTGTTCTCCGTAAAGGTAATGGCAAGGAAAAAGCAACACTGTACGATATCGTTGACGATCTTCAGTGGAAAACCCATAAGAACTTTGCCATCCAGCACTTCATGGAACGAGTCAAGATATATACTAATGAAGGGTTCGACTTCAAGCTTTACAATGTGGAGATGAAAGATTGATTGCACATGTCAAACTAAAAAATAGTGAGGACCTTGTTGCACACGTCGTAGACGAATCTAGTGAGTGGATTGATCTTGAAGCTCCTGTATGCTTTGCCATAGATCCACATCATGGACTCTTTGCAAAAGAATGGTTGATGCATGCCAGTCTGAATACTGTTCGAATCTTTAAATCTGATATCTTTATTGTCTCTCAGGCTAACAGAGAGGCTATTAAGTTCTACAATCAGTTCAAGAATCGTCACACAAAAAAGATTACCGCCTCAGATAGTGATCTAGAAGGTATGTTTGTTGCCATGTTAGAGGCAAAAGGATCCATTAAACATTAATGTGGATATCATATTATAAACCATAATCTCATTATACACGCGTAGTTCCATAATGTCAACAAAAAAGATTGTTTGACATTTTTTTTCTTTATGATATAGTGAAATAAAAAAGGAGTGGGCATGACTAGAAACTATGTCAATAATGCTGAATTTTTACAATCAATCATTACATACAAAAAGGCCTGTGAGGAAGCAGAGAACTCTGGGGATGATACCCCAAAGATTCCAAACCATATTGGGGTATGCCTCTATAAAATATCAACACGATTGGCCAGTAGACCAAACTTTTCTGGGTATTCATATAAGGATGATATGATATCCGACGGCCTGGAAAATGCCATTCAAGCATTAAATAACTTTGATCCATCCAAATCAAGTAATCCTTTTGCATATTTCACTCAGATTATTTGGTTCGCGTTTCTTCGCCGTATTGAAAAAGAGAAGAAGCAACTCTATATTAAACATAAAGTGGTAGAGAACTCTGTCATTCACGGTACTACTATTGATAAGAATGAGGGTGACTCTGGTGATGCTGCATATATTGATCTAAATAATGCATATATGAGTGACTTCGTTAAAAATTATGAACAGTCGATTGAAAAGAAAAAGGCCATCAAGGAAAAGAAAAAAGAAGGCCTTGAACAATTTTATGAGGAAGAAGAATGAAAATTGCTCTAATTACTGATACACATTATGGTGTCAGAAATGATAGTAAAGTGTTTGCCGATTTTCAAAACAAATTCTTTTATAACGTATTCCTTCCATACCTAAAAGAAAATAACATTCTTTCAGTATTGCATCTTGGCGATCTTATGGATCGGCGGAAGTATGTTAACTATGTGACTCTCAAGAATGTAAAAGACAATTTCATTCTGCCTCTTATTAATGAGAACATTAATGTGAATATTGTGGTGGGGAACCACGATACCTATTACAAGAATACAAATTCAGTTAATGGTATTAATGAGTTGTTCTCTAATATAGACCCAGAGTTATTCCACATTTGGTGGGATAAACCAGTCGAGTTAGACTATGATGGTCTTAAGATTATGCTTTGCCCATGGATCTGCGAAGAGAATTATGCCGAGTCTATGAAAGCCATGGATCAGACAGATGCTCGAGTACTGATGGGACATTTCGAGATTGAAGGGTTCGAGATGTATCGTGGGGCAGTATGTGAGCATGGCGAAAAGGCCGATGTGTTCTCTAAGTTCGATCTGGTCTGCTCTGGGCATTTCCATCATAAGTCAACACATAAGAATATTTCATACCTTGGATCGCCGTATGAAATGACTTGGAGTGACTACAACGATCCACGTGGGTTTCACATCTTTGACACCGAAACACGTGAGATCGAATTTGTGCAAAATCCATACTCTATCTTCCATAAGATCAAGTATTCTGACGAGGATATGACCATCGAAGATATTTCAAATCTTGACACTTCGCAGTTGACAGGAACATATATTAAGGTTATAGTACATAATAAGACTAACCCATATCTGTTCGACTTGTTCATTGACCGACTCCAACAGGCTGGAGCATCGGACATCAAGGTGATTGATGACCACCTGAACCTAGAACTTACCGACGATGAGTCACTTATTGATGAAGCTCAAGATACTATGACTATTTTGACTAAATATATTGATACCATTGAGTTCAGAGGTGATAGGAAACGTGTCGAACATTTTCTACGAGAACTATATCAAGAGGCGGTGAATCTGTGATCCACTTTAAGTATGTAAAGTATAAGAACATTCTGTCCACTGGTAACTCTTGGACGGAAATCAAGTTAGATAAGAACAAATCAACGCTGATTGTCGGTGAGAATGGTGCTGGTAAATCGACCATGCTCGATGCAATTTGCTTTGCGCTGTATGGTAAACCATTCCGCAAGATTAACAAACCACAGCTTATGAATTCTATCAATCAAAAGAATCTTGAGGTGGAAGTTCAATTTGATATTGGCGCTAACAAATTCTTGATTAAGAGAGGCATGAAGCCAAACCTCTTTGAGATTTGGAAGAATGGTGAGTTGATTAACCAGGATGCTGCCTCTCGTGACTACCAAGCATACCTAGAGCAGAACATTCTGAAGATGAACTTCAAGTCATTCGGCCAGGTTGTTGTGTTGGGCAGCTCGACCTTTGTTCCATTTATGCAACTTCCTGCCGCTCATCGCCGCGAAGTTATTGAAGATCTTCTTGACATTCAGATCTTTAGCACCATGAATGTGCTATTAAAAGATAAAGTGCAGACCAATAAGGGTGAGATCACAGACATCAAATATCAGATTGATATCATTAAGGATCGGATCGAAGCTACCAAAGAACATAATGAATCTATTCGGCGAATTAAAGAGACGGAAGTTTCTCGTATTAAGGATAAGGTTCGGGAACAACTCACATACATTGAGGAACAAAATGAGCATATCTCTGGGCTCGGTACTGTTATTGATAATTTGATTGAATCTATTTCAGATAAGGCTTCAATTAAGGCAAAGCATACTGAGACATTGGATACCCTGAATAAGTTAAACACAAAACAGAACAGACTCAAGAAAGAAATCGGCTTTTATCACGACCATAATAACTGTCCCACTTGTAAGCAAGGCATTGATCATGACTTTAAAGAGGCCACGATTGACCATAACGCCGGTGTGATAGAACAAATTGACATTGCTACAGGTGCATTAAAGGATATTCTTAAGAAGCAAGAGTCTCGTCTGAATGAAATTTCTGATGTCGAGGATGAAATTTCGTCGACGAACCTTAAAACATCTGAGCATAGAGCAAATGTGAGACTATCAATGTCGGTGTTGAATGGTCTGAAAAAAGAACTTGAGAATGCCGAGAAGGAAGTTGAAGTCGTTGACACATCAAAGATTGACGACCTCGAGAATGAACTCAAGTCATTCCATATCAAGCAAGAGCAATTGCATCAGGACCGTGATACGTTATCGGTTGTGGGTTCAATGCTTAAGGATGGTGGTATCAAGACACGGATCATTAAACAATACGTCCCAATTATGAACAAGTTGATTAACAAGTATCTTTCGGCCATGGACTTCTTTGTTCAATTCGAACTGAACGAAAGCTTCGAAGAAACTATCAAATCTCGGTTCCGTGATGAGTTTTCATATGGATCATTTTCTGAAGGTGAGAAGTTGCGGATTGATTTGGCTCTCCTGTTTACATGGCGTGCCGTATCCAAACTCCGCAATTCGGTTACCACTAACATTCTGATCATGGACGAAATTATGGACAGTTCACTTGATAATGCCGGTACTGAGGAATTCCTCAAGATCATTAATGAGTTGACAGCTGATTCAAATGTGTTTATTATTAGTCACAAGGGCGATCAGTTGTATGATAAATTTGAGAACATTATTCGCTTCGAAAAACACAAAAACTTTTCAAGGATGGTAGCATGAGTATTGAAGGACATATTGAGGCTTTAAAACGTAAACATAAAGATCTACATAAGCGTATTGAAGCACTTGAAGCTGAACACGCGCCAGAGAAATATATCGCCCCACTCAAAAAAGAAAAGTTGATGCTCAAGGATGAAATAGTGAGATTTGAACATGGCAAATCGGTACATCTTTGATGTCGATGGGACACTGACACCATCCCGAGGCACTATTGATCCGGAGTTTGAATTGTTCTTCGAACATTTTTGCTCTAAGCATAGTGTGAGTCTTGTTACCGGCAGTGATAGAGTAAAAACAATAGAACAGATCGGTGAAATCATTCCGATGTTATGTGATACATTATATCAATGTGCCGGGAATGATGTATGGGTGGGTGATAGGAATATCCGAACTCATACCATTCAAGTATATCCAGATATGCAAGAGTTTTTTGATTACTGGGTAGAATCCAGTCCATTCCAACATAAAACCGGCACCCATGTAGAAGTTCGACCAGGTCTTATAAACTTTAGCACTATCGGCCGAGGTGCTACGAAAGAACAAAGATCTGAATATGTATCATATGATAAACATATCAGTGAACGAGATATGATTGCCAAACTTTTTAATATAGATTTTACTAAATATAACATGGTAGCGGCTGTGGCTGGTGAAATTGGAATTGATATCACTGAAATCGGAAGAGATAAAGCTCAAATTATTCATGACTTTTCCGCGCAGGATAAACTTTACTTCTTCGGTGATAAAATGGATCCCAATGGCAATGACTATGCTCTTGCCCTAAAGATTGCCCAAGGCGGTGGTAATGTTTATCATGTAAAGGATTGGAGAGAAACTTGGAAAATACTAAAAAAACTATAGGCTTTACGGCGTCAACATTCGACTTACTTCATGCAGGTCATATTGCCATGTTACGTGAGGCCAAGACACAGTGTGATTATCTTATCGTAGGACTTCAGGTTGATCCGTCGGTCGACCGGCCCGAGAAAAATAAACCCGTGCAGACATTGGTCGAACGATATGTGCAAATCGCCGCTGTCACATATGTTGATGAGATCGTTTGCTATCAGACTGAAACAGACCTTATTGATATTCTTGAAATGTTTCAAATTGATGTGAAGATCATGGGTGATGAATATCGAAATAAGGACTTCACCGGTAAGGATGTTTGTAAGCAGAAAAATATCCGACTCTACTTCAATCGTCGAGATCACAGATTCAGTTCGTCAGACCTGAGAAAACGTGTAGTGGAAAATTCTAAATAGTAGTTGACATTACCTACAATGTCGGTTATGATATGCTAAAGTAATATAGTGAGGATACTATGAAAGAATATGTACGCGATACCTCAGAAGACTACGACGATCTAGTCGGGTTTGTTGCAGAGGATAATCTTCCAGTCGATCTTGGTGAGTTTATTGATGATACCTCTGAGTATAAACCCAAGGTCCAACCTAAAAAAGTAAACCCTGAGTTCCCGGAAGAATGGCAGTCTCTATATGTCAACTTCCATTCGTTTGAGCAATATGTGCATTTTATGCAGACAATCGGTCACGTCCCATTGCCCAAACTTAAGGAAATGGTTTTTACTACCGAAGAGAAATCCGGTTTAGATATGTTTTTTGGAGACTGATATGTTAACTGATTTTGATACAATTGAACAACTTCAAAATGATTGGCGTGATCCGTATCGGCAATGGTATGCGGCTGGAATGCCGGCCTTTTACACCACCAATCTAGAACCTTGGAAACAGATTAAGGTGTTCTTTAAGACCCGTGAGGACCGAGAAAAATTTGCTCAACTCATTGGTCAACAACTCACCGACAGAACCAATGTGATCTGGCACCCAGAAAAAGAACGTCATGCAAATATGTTGAATAGGTATGTAGAAAATGTCTGAAGAATTTAGCACAAAATATCCAATCTATATTATCAGTAAAGGTCGGTGGGATAGTCGATATACATCTAAGGCACTTGAGAATATGGGTGTGCCGTATTATATTGCAGTCGAGCCTCAAGAGTATGATAAGTATGCGGCTGTAATTGATCCCAAGAAAGTTCTGAAACTTCCTTTCTCTAACCACGGCAAAGGTTCAGGCCCTGCTCGTAATTGGTGCTGGGAACATTCTCAGGCCAATGGTTTTGCTCGACACTGGCTTATGGATGATAATATGGCTGAGTTCTGGCGGTTCCATAACAATAAGCGATATCGTGTCGACAAAGGTTCTGCTATTTTCCGTGCAGCCGAAGACTTTGTAGATCGGTACGAAAATGTGGCATTGGCTGGGTTCCAATACAAGTTCTTCTGTGTGGATGATTATCCATACCCACCTTACATTCTGAACACTCGTATCATGTCTTGCTTCCTAATTGACAACTCATGCCCTGTCAAATGGCGTGGCAAATACAACGAGGACGTTGACCTTTCCATCCGAGTACTTAAGGAAGGTCTCACCACCATGTTGTTCTATTCATTCTTGTGTGGAAAACTGCGTACTGGTACTGTTAAGGGTGGTAACACATCTGAAATCTATAATAACTATCAAGAAGATGCTTCACTTAAGAAGTCGCAGATGCTGAAGGAGATGCATCCCGAATGTGTCACCCTGATTGAACGCTACGGTCGGACCCATCACCATGTGGATCTTGATGCCATTATGAACAAAGATGGGTTCCCTGCTCGACAGAATCCTCTTATCCTGAAGAAAGATGCCAAAATTGTCAATAAAGTGGACAACTATGGTATGGAACTTCAGCGTAACTTTGGTCAGGATGATGCATATATCGACCATGAGTTCTCAAAAGATGTCTATCCGACAGGAAGAAAGTCGATTCATCAATAAAAAGTTTATTTTTATGCAAAAAATGTGCAATTTCTGTGTTATTTGGGTTGACTTTGGTGTTAGAATGTTTTATGTTCTAACTAACAGAGGAGACACATCATGTGCAAATCAAAAACTCTCTATCACACAATCATCCGCGAATATCATCCATCCATTGCTAATTCAACCGAAGTGAAATCCTTTATGGATACACATTGGGGTTGGATGAATATTGAAAAAATGATTGAGGAAACCATGGCCGCAGTCGGTGGTTATGAGTTCGTCGACGGCGAACACCATGATTTTTCTGACCTTACTGAATGTAAAACAGGATCAATCAAGATAAATCCTCAACAAAACACTAACAACTGCTATTCTGTTCGGATTACAAATATCGAATCCGGTGCAGGTATTACAAAAGGTTCTATTCGGGCGGTTATTTACAACCCTCATACTGATGCCTGTATGTACTACTATATACCCGCCTCCCATCTTAACACAAAAATTAAGTTGACATTTCTGAACGGACCTGGTACTATCAAAAATATTGATGCCACCTGGAATTCCAATACAAATAGAATTAACAAGTTGGAACAATATCGAGTGACTACTTTTACCGAATTGTGCACTATGACTGATGAAATTTTTCTTGAAACTGAAATGTTGAAAGCGGCATAATGAAACCCAATAAAGATTTTGTTGAAGAATTGTATGAAAAAGTGGCTAAATACTATAATACTACAGTGTCGGAAGTACATCGTAGAGAAAAAGAACTCGGCGAGCCTATGGTTCACCGATATTACGTAGGCACATATGGTGAGGATTTTATTTGATGAGAATTGCTAAGGTATTAGTAACAGGTGGCGCCGGTTTTATTGGCAGCCACCTATCAGAGCGTTTGGTGGCCATGGGCTTTGAGGTCACATCGCTCGACAATTATTTTACAGGGTCGACTGATAATCATGTACCCGGTGTTGAATATATTACCGGAAGCACTGAGGAAATCATGTCGTTGTTACATGGTCGTGACTTTGATTATGTGTATCATCTCGGTGAGTATTCTCGAGTAGAGCAATCGTTTGACGATATGGAACTTGTGTGGAACTACAATAAAGTAGGGACATACGAGGTGCTTAAGTTCGTAAAACAATGTGAAGCCAAACTGATCTACGCCGGTTCGTCAACAAAGTTTGCCGAGGTTGATGTTGTCAGTCCGTATCAATGGTCAAAAGCATCGAATACTGAACTCGTGAAGCAATATTGCCAATGGAATGATATTGAGTATGCCATCACGTACTTCTACAATGTCTATGGTAAGCGTGAGATTGCATCCGGTAAATACGCCACTCTGATTGCCAAGTTCCGTGAAGCTATGAAGAACGGCCAACCTCTTACTGTGGTATCACCCGGTACTCAAACTCGTAACTTCACTCATGTGGACGATATCGTTGATGCTTTGGTTCTCATCGGTCAGCAAGGTCAGGGCGATGAATATGGTATTGGCCATCAGTTCGATTATTCTATCCTGGATATTGCCAAAATGTTTGACAATTCAAAGTCAAGTGTTATAATGCTACCAGAACGACAGGGTAATCGTATGTCAGCTCCGGTGGTTGATGCCAAGACTCGTGAACTTGGTTGGAGACCGACAAGATATCTGTCCAATTGGATCAATGAATTAAAAGCAAATGATTGGAATGTATGATGAAAAAGCTTAGATTGGCCATTGTTGGTTACGGATTTGTAGGTAAGGCGGTTGACTTCGGCTTCAATCGTAATGTCATAAAGAAATTAATTGATCCCAAACTCGGCTCTGACATTTCAGAGTTGGTCGATTTTGATCCCGATGTGACATTTGTTGCAGTACCGACTCCTATGGGCGCTGATGGTTCTATCAATGTTTCTATTGTTGAAAGTGTTATTGATTACCTTGGCACTAAGGTGGGTGGGCTCATCGTTCTAAAATCAACTGTTACGCCCGATAATGTTGCTTTATATGCAAAGAACTACCATAACTTTGTATATAACCCAGAGTTTCTTACCGAAAAAGCCGCAAATGAAGACTTTGTAAACCCACCGATGCAGATTTACGGCGGTGTTAAAGTCAAGTGTGAAATGTTGCATTCATTTTATAAAGCACATTCATCGTGCAAGGAAGCCCCGGTTCACATTATGAGTGCTGTTGAAGCTTCATTGGTGAAATATGGCATCAATTCATTCCTTGCGTCTAAAGTACTTTGGTTTAATCAGTACTACGATACCATTAGTAAGTGTAATGGTAACTACAGTATCATTCTTGATGCCATGTTGACTGATCCTCGTATTGGTAAATCACATACTGCTGTTCCTGGCTTCGATGGTAAGCGTGGCTTTGGTGGTGCATGTTTCCCCAAGGACACTGCCGCCCTACTCAACTTTGATCCTTCTCTGACTGTTCTTCGTGAGGTGATTGCTGTAAATAATGCATATCGTTCTGCATATGAAAAGGATGATCGTGAAAAAGAACAGAACATTAATTATAACTGAGGTAACAATGACTGACGTATTTGACGATATTGACATCTTTCACACGGCCTGCGACCAAAAGCCCAGTGTTGATAACTATAACATGTATCTGACCCTAATTCATGAAGAATTTAATGAGTTGCTAGAAGCGGTTGACGCTAGTGATCGTATTGAACAACTAGATGCTCTTATTGATATTTTGGTTGTCACCATTGGTGCTATCCGTGCGGGTGGTTTTGATGGACCTGGTGCTTGGGAAGAAGTCATGCGCACAAACTTTGCCAAAATTGATTCTGTAACTGGTAAGGTCCGTAAACGTGAAGATGGTAAGGTATTGAAGCCTGAAGGTTGGCAACCTCCTAATTTGGCAGAGTTCGTTTAATGAAAAGTAAAGCCTATGATAACGAACATCTGATCATTGACTTCGAGACTATGGGTCAGGATGTTTTTAAGATCCCACTTCTGGATTGTTCTTTTGTAGCATTCGATTGGAATAGATTTACAAATAAACCATATTCCCTATTGGAACTTGTCGACCTTTCCCAGAACTATAAACTGAAGGTCAAGGAACAGTGTGAAGTTTTCGGCTGTAAGTTTACAAAACGTGATCTTGAGTGGTGGGAATCACAGGGGCCTGAAGCCAAAAAAGTTCTTAACCCAAGTTCTAAAGATGTATCAACTGAATATTTTGTTGACAAATTTGTAGAATATGTTAGTGATAGAGATATAGGTTATTGGTGGTCAAGATCGAACACCTTTGACCCTATTTTGCTACAGAAAGTAGCATCGTGGCATAATAAATTTACAGCAATTACCGATAATCTGAATCCGTGGCTTGTGCGCGATACTCGTACATACATTGATGCTAAGTTTGACTTTCCGAAAATCAATGGCTTTGTACCTGTAGCGGATGAAAGGTATTGGGCAGTCACCTTTGTAAAACACGATAGTCGCTTTGATATTGCCGCTGATGTACTACGACTTCAGGCAATTATTCGTGCAGAAAATGATCTAGATCAGGTGGAAAGATGAATCCTACATATAAATACAATGAATCGGAGACCGGGGCAGCTCGTGAAGCACTTGGTATTCCATATTTTAGACAGTTACCACTTGAGGCTTTGGCCGCCGGTGCTACTTCTCTTGAATATGGCGCCAAGAAATATGCTAATCGTAACTGGGAAAAAGGTCTACCGTGGCAGCAAATGATTGACAGTCTTAAACGTCACATTGATGACTTTGAGCGAGGGCATGATTATGATAATGGCGCTGATGGTTCAAATCTTCATCAAGTCTGCATGATCATGGCTTCTGCTATGATGTTATCAGCATCTGTTATTCGTGGTATTGGAACGGATGATAGAATGCCTAAGGTCTCCGAGAACGCATTGACTGCAAAAGAATGTGCAAAATGGATTAACCAGCAACTAGATAATGCTAAATTGGAGAAGAAATAATGGAAATTAAAATTACAGTCGATGATCTAAAGGGTAAAAAGCTTTTTATTGCGACACCTATGTATGGCGGTCAATGTGCCGGTATCTATACTAAATCGACTAATGATTTGGCTATGGCTTGTGCTAAATATGGTATTGAGGTAAAATTCTATTACCTATTCAATGAAAGTCTGATTACACGAGCTCGTAACTATTGCGTTGATGAATTCCTGCGGTCTGACTATACGCATCTTATCTTTATTGATTCCGATATTGGATTCTCTTATAAGGATGTCTTTACTCTTATGCATTTGACTGACCCAGAACAAGGTCGTGATGTTGTAACTGGTCCATATCCTAAGAAATCTATTTCGTGGGAAAAGATCAAGAGAGCTGTTGAACTTGGATATGCCAAGAATCCATTCAATCTTCAGAAGTTTGTTGGTGACTTTGTATTCAATCCAGCATCAAACGTCAATGAATTCCGTATTGATGAACCGGTTGAAATCCGTGAAGGTGGCACTGGCTTCATGTGTATCCACCGTGATACTCTTGTAAAATATGCCGCAGCATACCCAGAGTTGAGTTATAAACCTGACCATGCACGTACCGAACATTTTGATGGTACTCGTGAAATTACGGCATTCTTTGATTGTATCATTGAACCTGAGACTAAGCGGTACCTCTCTGAGGACTATATGTTTAGTTACTATGCTCGAAAAGCAGGGCTCAAGATCTATATGTGTCCATGGATGGAACTACAGCACGTAGGTTCATATGTATTCGACGGAAGTCTTGCCGCACTTGCCGCAATTCAAGCATCGCCTACGGCAAGTAAAGAATCAAATGAAAAATATTATAAAGAACCGTTGACAAATTCTGATTCAGGTGATAATGTTAATAATGGACCTAACCTTAACCGTCAGCAACGCCGGGCGGTAGATAAACTTAAAAGGATGAAATAATGAAATTCAGTGAAAATACTCTATCCGTACTCAAGAACTTTTCGGGTATTAACCCAAGTGTAGTGTTTAAAGCAGGTAAGTTGCTTCGTACTATTTCACCTTCGAAATCAGTTATGGCCGAGGCTATCATTGATGAGGAAGTGAAATCAACCGCCGCAGTTTATGATCTGTCTCGGTTCCTTGCAACTCTATCTCTCTTTGATAACCCCGAGGTTGAGTTTCTTGATACAAAGTTCTCTATCTCGTCTAATCGTAGCCGTGTCAACTATACCTATGCGGCTGAATCAATGATTGTAGTCCCACCCGATCGTGCTATTAATTTGCCAGATGCCGAAGTTCAGGTTGATGTAAATTGGGACGACATTCAAAAAGTCATTCGTGCTGCATCTGTTCTACAGCTCAATGAAATTGCATTTAAGGGCGATGGCGAAGTAGTCCGTATGGCTGCTATCGACTCTAAGAATCCAACCGCCGATGTGTTTGACGTTATTGTCGGTGAGTCTGGATTGGTTTTCGAGATTATTATTAAAGTTGAAAACCTCAAGGTTATGTCTAAGGATTACAAGGTATCCTTGTCGTCTAAAGGCATGGCGCATTTTAAAGCAGATAACGTTCAATATTACATTGCAATTGAAAAGAATAGTAAATTCGGAGGATAAAAATGGAAAATCAACCAGGTATTACACTCAACGACATCGCTAATGCTGCTCAGGTTATCGATGCCGCTGTAAGCCGTGGCGCATTCCGTGCAAGTGAGGCAGCAGAGGTCGGTATTCTTTATAACCGACTCACGGCATTTCTGAAGGCCAGTCAGGAACAAACTGCGGCACCAGTAGAAGAACCGGTCGCGCAGGAATCTGCCCCTGAAGCTTCAGAATAAAAATTATACTGGGGGAGTTGACAAACTCCCCCTTATATGTTATGATGACTATCTTATAATATGCAAAGGTGAAACATGCAAGAAGACTTTCTCTGGGTGGAAAAGTATCGTCCTCGTACTGTAAGCGATACTATTCTTCCTGCACAACTCAAAGCCACATTTCAACAATTCGTTGATCAAAAGAATGTCCCTAATCTTCTACTCACTGGTCGAGCAGGTGTTGGTAAAACCACCATTGCCAAGGCTATGTTGAATGAACTTGGTGCTGACTACATTACTATTAACGGCTCGATGAATGGTAATATTGACACACTTCGGGTCGAGATTGCTAACTTCGCGTCGTCAATTTCATTTACCGGTGGCAGAAAATATGTTATTCTTGACGAGGCAGATTATCTAAATCCAAACTCGACTCAACCGGCTCTGCGTAACTTCATGGAGGAATTCTCTAATAACTGTGGATTTATTCTGACATGTAACTTTAAAAACCGTATTATCGAACCTCTGCATTCAAGATGTTCAGTTGTTGAGTTCTCCATTCCCAAAGCTGATCGCCCTAAACTTGCCGGTCAGTTTTTCAATAGAGTAAAAACTATCCTTGAAACCGAAAGTGTCACATATGATCAACAGACTGTTGCTGAGTTTATTCAACTTTATTTCCCTGATTGGCGCCGAGTCCTTAACGAACTACAGCGTTATTCTGCTACTGGTCGGATTGACTCTGGACTTTTGAGTAATAAAGCTGATGATAGCATTAATGCTCTTATCGGTCATATGAAAGATAAAAAGTTTACGGATGTACGTAAATGGGTTGCAGAGAATACCGACATTGACTCAAACGTCCTCTATCGTTCACTGTACGATATCCTTCCCTCCAAACTAAAATCTACCACCAGTGTTGCCGGTGCTATTATTACTCTAGCCGAATATCAGTACAAGGAAGCGTTTGTCGCTAACTCTGAGATCAATCGTGTGGCCGCTTTGGCTACTCTTATGGCGGAATGTGACTGGAAATAATGGACAACTTTTATCCCGCCATAACCATAGCCGTAACACCAAAACATACATGGCGATGTGAACTTATCCCCAAAGTGATATGGCATGTTGAAGAAGGTATGCAACCAAATGCATTTCATAGGTTCATGCAGCGCTTATTCTTTGGGGTTAAATGGAGTCGTATTGAATGAAGTGGTTTGGGAAACCAAAATGCTTTATTTGTAATGTAAAAATCACCGATCATGGTGGCGAACTTCAGTACAAGTATGATGATGGAGGTAACCAAAAAACTGGTAGCCTTCCATTATGCGCAGAGTGTGCCGCAATGGTTGATGAAATAAGTTTTGGAGAGAATGATGGCAGTGAATCCATTTGATTATGTAAATAGCATCACGATGACTAAAAAGAACATGATGCGTAATAGTGAGAATGACAATCTAGCCGAAAAGGATTACAACCCTTGGATTGTAAATAAAGCACTGTCATACTTTCAGGACACGGTACTTATTGCCAATGAGGTCAATATGTATCATGCTCTTGAAAAGCGCGCACAGTACGAGTATCTAATAAATATGGTGAGACCTAATAAGCGTTGGGCTAAGTGGGTTAAAGATGAAGCCAATGAAGATTTAGATATTGTGTGTGCATATTATAATGTAAACCCTATTGTAGGCCGAGAGTATCTATCCTTATTGACTAAAGAACAAATTCAGATAATGAAAAAAGAACAAGAAAAAGGTGGTACTAAAAAATGAATTTGATAGATACTCTTGTGCAGATTGAGCTGCCAAATGATGAAAATTTTTTAAAGGTCAAGGAAACATTAACTCGTATTGGCATTGCTTCTCATAAAGAAAAGAAACTCTACCAGTCGTGTCATATTTTGCATAAACAAGGCAAGTATTACATTGTTCATTTTAAAGAACTGTTTATGCTTGATGGTAAAATTAATAATTTTGATGAAGAAGATAAAGGTCGTAGAAATACGATCGTGAATCTATTGGAAGAATGGGGTCTAGTAAAAGCCGTGCATGCAACTAAGGTCCAGGATCCTATTGCTCCGCTTTCACAGATTAAAATTCTTTCACACTCTGAAAAGAATCAGTGGGAATTGGTCGCCAAATATTCAATTGGTAAGAAGAAATAAGACTACTCGTATAAATAGAATTGTAGGTTGCCAATGGGACCTATATTTTTAACCTTGCTTTTAGGAGGAACTATATGACTACTATTCGTAAATATACAGCAGACATGCTCAACGACCCATTTTTTATTGGATTCGATTCCCTTATTAATCGGTTGAATACCGCAAACACTGCCATGACAAATTACCCACCGTATAACATAGTAAGAACCGCCGATAATTCGTATATTATTGAGTTGGCTGTAGCTGGCTTTAGTGAAGCTGAATTGGATATTACTGTTCACGGTGGCACACTTTTTGTAAAAGGTGAGACATCACCAAAAGAACAAGAAACAAAATATCTACATCGTGGTATTGCCGCAAGAAACTTTAACCGTAGTTTTACCCTTGCCGATACTGTCGAAGTCGTAGGTGCACAAGTTTATAATGGTATGCTTCAAATCCGACTTGAGAATCATGTACCTGAGGAAAAGAAGCCTCGCAAGATTTCTATTGGGCATATTGTACCGAAACCTATATCACAGTTACTTAACGAGTAAACTTGTTAGTTCGGGTGGTTACGTAATAAACCCGCGGGAGGCCACGGTTAGCCTCCCAACCACACACATCACAGGAGACTAAAATGAAAATGTTGGTAAGTTACTTTCAGAGTGCCAAGAAAGGCATGACTGATAAGATTATTAAAGACCCAGAATTAAATGCAATGGCGCACAAATACATTGATGCCCAGACTCAGTTCGCTACTATGCTTCTTGACAATACCGAAAATATGATGAAATATCAGTTTGATAAAATGTCTAAAGGAGCTTCAAAATGAGCACTAAGAACCCATTTGAAATTCGTGCCGATGTCCTCGAGATGGCCAAAGACTATATGGACAAGCAGACTGCCTTGAATATGCAGTACTGGGAAAAGATGATGGAACTTGGTAAAGCTACCTTTGAAGATGCAAAGGCTGCTAATGTCTATACCCCTTATAGTATGGAAGAACTTATGAAGAAGGCTCAGGAAATGTATTCTTTCGTTTCAAAAAAGGATTAAGCATATGCTAGATCCTGATCACTCATATCTTCGAACTCTTGCAGAGAAGAAGAAAGGCGGCAAATAATGTGGCCTTATACTGACGAAGAGTTAGACTTCATTAACGGTAAAAAGAAATAACTAGTACTAGGCGACTTTGGTCGCCTTTTTAGTTGACAAATTGTGATGGTCGGTTTATTATAACAAATGATCATCTTCATCCGAAGGAATTAATATGAGTTTTTATACTTCCGTGCATCGTTACGGGAACCAAATCCTGTATCGTGGTTACAACGACAGTGGTGTAGCCATTCAAGAGCGCATCAAATTCCAACCCACGCTTTATGTTCGATCCTCGGGATCGCATTCGGCCACGACTCTGGACGGTACTCCAGTCGAGGCAATGAAATTCGATACCATGTCTGAAGCTGCAGACTTTATCAAACTTTATGATGGTGTCCAGAACTTTCGTATTTACGGCAATACAAACTACGTGGCTCAATTTCTAGCCGAAAAGTTCCCAGGTGATGTTAAGTTCAATATGAACCACATTGCTATCGGTGACATTGATATCGAGGTTGCATCTGATGATGGCTTTCCTCACGCCGATGAAGCCAAACATCCAGTCATTTCCATTGCGTATAAATCTTCCAAAAGCAATGTATATCATGTTTGGGGTATGGGTAACTATGATCCAACTAAAACCGAACTTGAATTGCCGGCAGGTGTTCTGATCCAATATCGCCGGTGCAAGGACGAGTCCGATCTTCTGCTCCAATTCATTACCTATTGGGAAAACCACTATCCCGATATCATTACCGGTTGGAACGTCCGACTGTTTGACATTCCATATCTGCTGAACCGTATCAAAAAGATCCTCGGTGAGGACAACATGAAACGTTTGTCGCCATGGAAGATTGTGAACTATCGTAAGATCGGTGTGAAGGGCAAGGATCTTGACACATATGAAATCTATGGTGTTGGTCAACTTGACTACATTGACCTATTCCAAAAGTTCGGCTATACCTATGGGACACAGGAATCGTATGCATTGGATCATATTGCATATGTAGTCCTAGGTGAGCGGAAACTTTCGTATGCTGAACATGGTTCACTGCATGGGCTTTACAAATCTGACTTCCAAAAGTTTATTGACTATAACATCAAGGACGTTATGCTGGTCGATAGAATCGATGCAGAGATGCGATTAATTGAACTTGCATGTATTATGGCATACAAGGGTGGTGTAAACTATGGCGATACTCTCGGCACTACCGCTATTTGGGACTCTATTATCTATCGACACCTCAATCGCAAGAATGTGATCATCCCTCAGTCTGCTCATAAGGCTGGCGATACTTACCCCGGTGGTTATGTTAAGGATGTTCAGGTTGGTCTGCATGACTGGGTGGTGTCGTTTGACTTGAACTCACTGTATCCTAACCTGATTGTGCAATATAATATGTCACCTGAAACTCTACTGACTGGTGACAGCGACTTCGCACCACATGGTGTGGATTACTACCTTGATGCAAAACACGACCCTCTACCGCCTTCTACTCGCGAACGGAATATCGCCGTGGCTGCCAATGGGTCATGTTATCGTAAGGACAAGCAAGGTTGTGTCCCAGAGATTATTGTTGGATTGTATGATGAGCGTAAAGCTATTAAAAAGCAAATGCTTGGTATCAAACAGGAATATGAAAGGAACAAATCGCCTGAGTTGAAGCGGCAGATGAACCAACTTGACAACTCACAACAAGCCGTAAAGATCTTGCTTAACTCACTTTATGGTGCTATGGGTAACCAACACTTCCGGTACTATGATCTTCGTATCGCCGAAGGTGTGACTCTCTCAGGTCAGTTGGCTATTCGTTGGGCCGAAAAAGCCATGAATGGCGCTCTGAATAAGATCCTAAAGACGGACAAGGATTATGTCATTGCAATGGATACTGACTCTCTCTATTGTAACATGAGTGACTTGGTCAAGGCTGTCAACCCAAAGAATCCTGTGGACTTTCTTGACAAGGCGTGTGCACAAAAACTTGAACCAGTGCTTGAAAAATCATACGCTGAAATGTTTACCATGATGAATGCTTATGAGAATAGGATGGTAATGAAACGTGAAGCCATCGCCGATCGTGCTATTTGGACCGCAAAGAAACGATATATACTTCATGTCCACAATAACGAGGGTGTGCAATATGCAGAACCAAAACTCAAAATCATGGGCATTGAAGCTGTAAAATCTTCCACACCTCAAGTCGTACGAGATAAGTTTAAACAAGCATATAAGATTATGCTCACCGGAACTGAATCTGATCTGATTAACTTCGTTGAGGGGTTCCGAGATCAATTTAAGTCTCTTAATGCCGAAGAGGTATCCTTTCCTCGTGGTGTACATGAACTCAGTAAATGGATGCAAGCCGGTGCTCTTTATGCCAAAGGAACACCGATCCATGTTCGAGGCGCCATTCTATTCAATCATATGATCAAGACCAAAAAACTTGACAAACTGTATGAACCAATCCAGGATGGAAATAAGGTAAAGTTTTGCTATCTCAAAATGCCAAACCCTCTGTCAGAAAATGTAATTGCCTTTTCAGGTTACCTACCAAAGGAACTTGGTCTGGCTGAATATATTGACTACGAAACACAATTCGATAAGACTTTCAAAGATCCACTTAAGATTGTATCTGATGCAATTAATTGGAAGGTGGAACATATCTCAACCTTGGAAGACTTCTTTAGTTAACAATCGCATATAAGGAAATCACATGTCAATTATAGAAAAACTGCTCAAAAATAGCACTATCAAACAAACTGCCATTCTTACCGAATCCAAAGTATACGGTAAGAAAGATATGGCTCCGACTCCAGTACCTATGGTCAACGTAGCTCTTTCAGGAAGAGTTGACGGCGGTCTGGCTCCTGGTCTATTGGTTTTGGCAGGTCCGTCAAAACACTTTAAATCCGCCTTTGCGTTGCTTATGGCCGCAGCTCATATGAAGAAGTATCCAGATGCGGTAATGCTCTTCTATGATTCGGAATTTGGTACTCCACAATCGTACTTTGATGCATTCGGTATTGACACTGCTCGTGTTATTCATACACCGATTGTAAATGCCGAAGAGTTTAAGTTCGACGTCACCAAGCAATTGGATGAAATCAAGAAGGGCGATAATGTTATTATTGTTCTTGACTCTATGGGTAACCTTGCCTCAAAGAAAGAAGCAGAGGATGCTCTTGATGGTAAATCAGTTGCAGATATGTCTCGTGCTAAACAATTTAAATCAATCTTCCGTATTGTGACACCTCATTTGAATTTAAAAGACATTCCTATGATTGTGGTTAATCATACCTATAAAACACAGGAACTTTATTCCAAGGATGTTGTTTCTGGTGGTACTGGCGTTTATTACTCTGCCGATGCCATTTGGATCATTGGTCGTCAACAAGATAAGGACGGCACTGAACTTGCCGGGTATCACTTCATTATCAACATCGAGAAGTCTCGCCACGTACGTGAGAAGTCTAAGATTCCGATCACTGTTACCTTCGAAGGCGGTATCAGTAAATGGTCTGGCCTTATGGATATTTCTGAGGAACTAGGCTATTTGCTGAAACCAAAAGTTGGGTGGTATCAACCTGTCGACGCCGAGACTGGTGAGGTTATGAGCGATAAGCTGATGCGCGCCAAGGAATTGGTTGACAATAAAGACTTTTGGGTTATGATGTTTGAAAAGACCGGTTTGGCCAATGCAATCAAAGAGCGATACACAATGGGTAACCGAACACACTTTGCCGAAACTGTAGTCGAAGAAACCTTTGACGAAGAAGAAGAAGTGTGATCTATAATACTATATCTTCATTGAAATGGCGGCAACAGTCGCCATTTCTTACTATGTATTACATGAGGCACGTATGATTGAGCAAACAATTCTTTCGGCACTTATTCACAATGAGGAATATATCCGAAAAACTCTACCGTTCATTAAGTCTGAATATTTTCATGACAAAAATGAGCAAGTTATCTATAACTCATTGGTTGAATACGTCGACAAATATAACGGCTTGCCAACCAAGGAAGCTCTGACTATTGCTATCAGTGAAAAAACTGATTTGAATCAGCAACAATATGCAGATGCAACAAAATACATTAACTCACTTCATTATGACACCAAAACAGATCTTCAGTGGTTGGTGGATAAAACTGAAAAGTTTTGTCAAGATAAAGCCGTATATAATGCCGTTCGTAAATCCATTCTGATCCTTGATGGTCACGACAAGAATATGGATAAGGGTTCCATTCCTGAACTTCTATCTACTGCTCTGGGCATCTCATTTGATACCAATATCGGCCACGACTTTATCGAAAATTCCGATGCTCGGTTTGACTTCTATCATACCAAGGAAGATAAGGTCGCATTTGATATTGATCTGATGAATACCATTACAAAGGGTGGGGTGTCACGTAAAGCGCTTATCATTGCTTTGGCGGGTACTGGTGTTGGTAAATCTCTGTTCATGTGTCATTGTGCGGCCAATAATCTTATGTCCGGATTAAATGTTCTGTATATCACATTGGAAATGGCTGAAGAACGAATCGCCGAACGAATTGATGCAAATCTTCTTGATCTATCCTTGGATGATCTTCGTGATATTCCAAAAGCATTGTATACAAAAAAGATCGACAAGGTTCGAAACAAAACAACAGGTAAGTTGATCATTAAGGAATATCCAACGGCATCAGCTGGATCCGCACACTTTAGACATTTGCTTAATGAACTGAGACTCAAGAAAAACTTCACACCTGACATTATCTACATTGACTATCTGAACATTTGCATGAGTTCCAGACTTCGCCATGGTGCTAATGTTAACTCGTACACCATGATCAAGGCCATCGCTGAGGAACTTCGTGGGTTGGCAGTAGAGTTTAATGTTCCTGTTGTGAGTGCCACACAAACTACTCGTTCTGGCTATGGTAACTCTGATATGGATCTTACAGATACGTCAGAATCGTTTGGTCTACCAGCAACTGCAGACTTCATGTTTGGTCTTATTTCGACTGAAGAACTTGAGCAACTCGGTCAGATTATGATTAAACAACTCAAGAATCGGTGGGGCGCTATTGATAAACACAAGCGATTTGTGGTTGGCATTGACCGATCCAAAATGCGACTCTTCAATGTAGAGAATGCCGCTCAGGATCTGGTTGACGATAGACCTGTCATGGATAATCAAAAGTTTGACGATGTCCCACAATTCGACAAAGAAACTGGTGAGGTCTTTGACACAAAACCTAAAAAGAAACCTTCATTTAATGGATTTACCTAATGTCGTATATCGTACAAAAAACTGAAAAGGCCTTTGATATAGTTGAGAAGGATAACAACCTAATCGTAAAAACTACATCTGATGAATCTGAGGCAAGAAAACTATGCAGATCATTGAATCTTGGAGCAGGGTTTAATGGATTCACTCCATCGTTCTTCTGCTATTCATATCCAAAGGTATCAAACTAAAAAAGGCCACCGACTAACAGTGAC